TCCAAAGAGAGCGAGAGAGACAGCGTGAGCGATATAAGGAGTACAAGGACGCACGCAACGCGAGGCGGCGCGAGTTGTATCGCAAGAGGCACAACGAGCGACGACGTGAACGCAGAGCGGAGGAGACAGACGAGCAGAGAGAAGCGAGGAGGAAGTATAATCGCGAGCACTACGCCTTACGAAAAGACGATTACAACGCGCGACGACGTGCACGACGTGCTCAGAAGAGAGCAGAAGGGACAAAGGTATGAGTGACCGAGCTGAGTATCATCGAGCTTACAGTCGGCGGAGATATCAGAGTATGACTCCCGAGGAGAGGGAGGAGAGAGTGACTCGTGAACGAGAGCGACGAAGACGTGAACGAGAAACGGAGACACCCGAGGAGAGGGAGGAGCGACTGCGGTATCAGAGGGAGCTCGCTCGTCAGCGACGAATACGAGAGCGAGAAACGGAGACTCCCCAGGAGCGGGAGGAGCGGTTGCTCTACCAACGCGAGTATGCCCGACAACGCTATCATGCGATGAGTCCTGAGCAGAAAGAGCGCTTCCTACAGAAGGTGCGTGAGTATCAGAGGGCTTCCAAAGCCAAAGAGACACCTGAGCAGAGGGAGCGACGGCTCGAGCGTCAACGACGCAGTGATGCGCTGCGTAGAGCTCGAGAGACTCCTGAGCAGAGAGAGCGGAGGCTCGCGGGGATGCGGGAGTATATGCGCAGGCGAGCAGCTCGAGAGCGAGGTGAGTCATGAGTGCCTCGCGTCACGGAGAAGCACGTCGTGAGGCTCGTCGAAAGTATCAACGTCAATGGCTTGCCAACATGACCGACGAACAGCGCGAGCGTCGTCGCGAGTACAAGCGCCAATATGATCGCGAGCGCAGGGCGAAGATGACCGAAGAGGACCGCGAAGCGGAGGCGCTGTATCTAAAGGTCTCGAGGCTCCACATGACAGAAGAGCAGTTGGATGCCCGTCGAAAGTATCAGCGCGAGTACATGCGCAAACGCAGAGCTCAGGAGACTCCTGAGCAGAGAGAGCGGAGGCTGGCGGGGATGCGAGAATATAGGCGTCGATGCAGAGCTCGAGAGCGAGGTGAGTCATGAGTAAAGCAGAACGGAACCGAGAGAGACAACGACGCTTCAAAGCAAGGGAGACCTCAGAGGAGAGAGAGGAGAGGCTCAGGGAGCATCGGGAGTACATGCGCCTCATGAGATCCATCGAGACTCCCGAGGAGAGGGAGGCACGACTTGAAGGGCTCCGCGAGTATGGGCGACGGAGGAGAGCGCAGGAGACACCCGAGGAGAGGGAGGCACGACTCGAAGGGCTCCGTGAGTATGGGCGACGAAGAAGAGCTCAGGAGACCCCAGAGGAGAGGGAGGCTCGACTCGCGAAGCGACGACTCCAAGCTCAGGAGAGGAGAGCTCGGGAGACACCTGAGCAGAGGGAGCGGAGGCTTGAGTATCTCCGAGCCTATAAGCAGAGGACTCAGGGAGGAGGCTGAATATTGTACCTCTGAGGTCACTCTTTGCTTGTGCGAGGCTCTGAGTACGTGTGGAGAGGAGAGAATGTATGTGAGGGTTCTTTTTTGCCCTGTACATCACGACCCTCCACCGACTCACCTCGGATCGGTGGAGGGTGGCCGAGTGTCTAGGACGACTTTACAACGAGGCGGGCACTGAGAGCAAGGAGAGCGGAGACAAGCTCACTCTGTGAGCATCCCTGCATCTCGGCCTCTGCGACGATCCGATCCTTGAGCTCTTCAGGGACTCGGACCACGAATCGATCTCCAGTGAAGGCAGGCTCAGGGAGCGTCGCTCCTGAGCTCAGAGCTTCAAGAGCGAGGTGGATGAGCCAACGGAGCGCAGCGTGTCGACCGAGTGCATGGACTCTGAACTCGGGTTGAGCCTCGAGGAGCTCACAAGCTCGATAGATACGAGGCTCTTCAGAGAGTGGGAGGGCGACGTTAACGGAGGACTTCATCGGAGTCTCCTCGCGACACGGGCAGCTGATCGGACGACGAAGCGGGCGACGCTGAACCGATTGATCGGGTCACTGAGGGACTCAGCGAGGTCAACGGCCCGAATCGCTTGGACCTCATAGTCGGTGATGGATGGAGCACGAGGCTCCTCGGGTACGAGCCCGAGCTCCTCGTCTGAGATGGGTTCGATGTCGTAGAGGGTAGGGTCTGGATCAATGAACATGGGGGGTCCTGTATGATGTGTAAGGGGGCCTCTAGGGGCTCTGTGTTGATGAGTTAGGGGTGTTAGGGGTGGTGATCAGAGAGAGACGCGACAGGCCCACCAGCCGTGAGCGTCACACACGACGTAGTAGGCATCATGCCATGAGACCAGATAGCAGTCAGGGGTATTGAGAGCGCAGACCACGCACGCCCCTTCGAGCTCCGCGGCCTCATAGATATCCGCCTCACAGATGAGATCATCGGGATCGCCAAACGCGCACCCTTCCCCCGCTCTGTTAGCGTCGCGCCATTGAGAGAGGAGATCCTCATCATCATGGGCTGGAATCTCAGTATAGGTCGCGGTCTGGATTTGAATCTTCATGGTGTGTTCCTTTGTGTGTGGTGTGTAGGGGGGCCTCTAGGGGCTCTGTATCAGTGGAGCGGCTCAGCGTCTTGTTGTGCTGTCCAGAGCTCTTCGACCTTGAGGAATACGCGATCGCACTCGTCTATGGTTGCACGGTTCCATCTCTCATGGTTGGCATCAGCTAGGTCGATCATCTCCTCAAGCATTGCGTCGAGCTCCTCAAGTGTGGCTGTCTGTGCTGCGGTGGCATATTTCTCGAGCTGTGCTTGGACAATGGGGCACGCGGGCTCTTCGGGCTCAGCAGGCTCCTCAGTGGGCTCCTCAGTGAGCTCCTCAGTGAGCTCCTCAGTGAGCTCCTCAGTGGTTGCCTCAGTGGGGGAGTCGAAGTCATCGAACGCATCGTCAAGCTCAGTAGGGAGTGTGAACTCCTCAGTGGGGGAGTCGAGGTTATCGAACGCATCGATCGCAGCGTCAAGCTCAGGAGAGAGTGTGAACTCCTCAGTGGGCTCCTCAGTGGGCTCCTCAGTGGGCTCCTCAACGGGGGCAGAAGTAGGGGCGACGAGCTCACGGATCATGGTGAGAGCGAACTCTTGCTCTGCTGGGGTGGCTTCGATCTTGAGAGTGTAGGTTGCGGTTTGGATTTGAATCTTCATGGTGTTGTGTTCCTTCGGTTCGTTGTGTGGTGTGTGGTGTGTGGTGTTGGTATCAGATGAGTGCGATGAATGACATGATAGTGTAGATAACGATGAAGAGTACGATCATGGTGCTTTCCTTTGGGTCTTTTGGTAGTGTGTTTGGTGCCGGTTGCCTAGTTGCCTAGGCTTCATGATTACAACTGTAGTCGCACCTTGGCCCCCCGTCAAGAACTTTCTTCAAAAAAAGTTGACAAGGGGCCTTGAAGCCCCGAATCTAGGCCATATTGACCCCTAAAAAAAGTTGAGTGAGCCCTATGAGCGACGCGGTTAAGCACCCTTCCCACTACCGATCTGAGAGCGGACACGAGGCGATAGACGTCATCTCAGCTTGGCGACTCAACTTCGCACTAGGCAACGTGATCAAGTACGTGTGTCGAGCGGGTCTAAAGTCCCAAGATACCGAGCTTGAAGACCTGCGCAAAGCGCTCTTCTACCTTGAGGCGGAGATCAAGGCACGTCAAGAGTCTTCGGACTCAGGCAGCCATTGAGCGACGGTCGCGGGGATCTCAGTGTCCTCGGAGCGTCGGTTGGGGAGCTCCCCGAGTGAGCTGAGTCTGTTGATGATCGCGTATTGAAGATCGGCGAGCTGATCTCGATGGAGCTGGAGCTGGATCTGAGCATCTCGCAACCGCGCGATCAACGCTTCTCGGTCAGCGTTGGCTTTCGCTAATGTGTCGCGGAGCTCCTCGACCTCTGAGGGATCGCGACCGCTGGCGATCGCCATCATCGACGAGATGCTCCCCGTGATGACTCCGAGGATCCCTACGAGGACATCTCTGTTCTCATCCACGATATGCACGCGGGCGAGGAAGACGACGAGCACCACAACCAGGAGAAGGAAGAAAACAGCAAACCACCAACCTCGCTTCGCTTTGCCTTCGTCTATGTCGGATTGATCAACCATGTTACAGCCTCTCTCACTGTCTCGACGACGGTGACGATGTAATCAAACCATGCGAGCTCGTCGGCGATGCCCCAGAGCTCGAGGGCCTGTTTGTTAGATAAGAAGGGATAGAGTAATACGAAGAGGTACACGAGCGCGACAATCGCGCCTCTCACGATCCCCCATGCGAGCCATTCTCTCCAGCGTCGATGACGAGCATGGGAACGAACGCGCTTCGCACCTCCGAGGCGTTGAGCCTTCTCGTGCCCAGGGGGAGGTTGCAGGGCTTCGATCTTTGAGCCGACTGCGAACAGCGTCACGGGCTCAGGGACGCCTTTAAATCTGTAGAGCCCCACACATGCGAAGCGGGTTCCTTGTGGGGTCGTTCCGTTGACTTGATGTTTCACTCGCCTCATCGCGTCAGCGGTGAGGATGACTTGACCCGCTCCACATACGCTCATTGTTCGCGCCGCGATGTTCTTCGCGACGCCTTCGAGCTCGATACGTTTCGCGCCGACCAAGACATCGAGCTCGTGCTGTTGGATCTCGACGACTGATCCCCAATGAATCCCGATGCGTGCTTGCAAGTGGGTCTTCAGGGGGACCTCTGCCTGATAATACAAAGCCCAGTTGAGCGCATCAATCGGTCGGTCAAAACTCAAAAGAAATCCGTCGGAACGGTCGATCTCTCGCCCCCGAAATCGATATAGTAGCGACCTCGCAAGGCGGTCGTGATATTGTAGCCAAGTCGCGGCGCGGACTGCGCCCACCCGAGACACAAACGCGGTCGAGCCGATTAAGTCGATCAATACTATGGTTAGATTTCGTTGCTTGAGCTCCATGTTTTCTCCGTGTTTCGGGGCTGTGTTATTATACCGTGAAAAGGAGATCCACATGAACGCAGAACGAATTGAGCGGATGATCGCTCGCGCATATGAGGCTCACGCGATGAACGTCGTTGAGCCTCCACGGAACATGTATGTCAATGATCGAGGAGAGCTACTCCACAAGGATCGATCAGGCGAGTACTACGAAGCGACCGCAGAGAGCAACGGGCACACGGGAGCCGAGATCATACGTTACATCCGAGAGGGCCTCGAATGGCCCAAGGACACACCATATCTCAATTCTTGGAATTTGAAACTCGGGGGCTTCTCTTGGTGTGGAGCTTTCGCGGCGTGGTGCGACATCGAGCTGAGATCTGATCTACGAAAGAAAGTGCTCCCCTCTACGTATCGCCTCTGGGAGTATTGCCGAGGCACAGAGCGGGAGATCCCCCTCGATCAGATCCAACGAGGTGACATTGTCGTCATCGGGAAGAAGACCTCCAAACGATGGGGGCAGCACATCACCCGAGCTGTCGAGGTGACTCCGACTCACGTGCTCACCATTGAAGGGAACGCTCACGGAAGGCTCGGAGATGGCTCATGGGGGGAAGGCGTTGTGACACGTCGCCGTCCATTCAAGGGCCATCAAGAGGGGCGTGAGAGTTGGATTATGTTCGCATATCGTTTCACCGATGAGGATTACCAATGAGAACACACAATCCCCGTCCGTCATGGTTCGAGCGGATGCAAGAGCTCACTGAGATCTCGGAGAGCCTGATTCAAAAGGCGATGACCTCCGAGAACGTGGGGCCGTCCGAGCCGATCGCGCATGACGTCAACCCTTGGGACAGCACCGCAGCATATGGAGATTCGTATCGGAGCACTGAGCATGAGGGCACGATCGGCCTCGACTACGAGGTGCTTCGTCGTATGTCTAATGTCCCCGTAGTGTCTGCGATCATTCAAACCCGCGTCAATCAAGTCGCGGAGTTCTGCACACCTCAAAAAGATAAATACTCGGCGGGCTTCGTGATCTCACCACGAGACTCCGACGCTGAGATGACTGATGAGCTACGAGACAAGATCAACGAGTTGACGCGATGGCTCGAGAGCTGTGGCGAAGGGTACAAGTACGGGGGCGCGGATTCGTTCGAGGCGTTTATCCGAATGATCCTGCGAGACTCGTTAACCTTCGATCAGTGCGCTTTTGAGATCATGAAGAATCGAGGCGGAGAAGTCACGGGGTTTATCCCCGTCGATGCTTCAACGATTCGGCGCTCTGCGATCTCTGATGAGGAGAAAGCGGAGGGCCGAAGAGACTGGGAAGACTCTGCATTCATTCAGGTCATCAACGGGAAGAAGGTCGCGGAGTGGGATGCTGATTCTCTCGCTTTTGGGATTCGTCGTCCTCGCACTTGGGTCTATTCGAGAGGATACGGGCATCCTGAGCTTGAAGAGCTCGTGCGTGTGATCACCTACCTCGTCAACGCGGAGACGTACAACGCGAGTAACTTCACGAACGGGATCCATGTAAACTCGATCCTTTCGGTCAAAAGTAAGATGAGTCCTCAAGTGTTTCGTGCGTTCAGGCGAGACTTTTACGCGATGCTCTCAGGAGCCCATCAAGCAAAGCGTACTCCGATTCTTCAACTCGACCCCGAAGCAAACGAGGAAGTATCGAGCGTGAATCTCGGTCAGAGCGCCGAGGAGATGGGGTATTCGACTTGGATGGGCTATCTGACGAAGGTTGCATGTGCGATTTATCAGATTGACCCCGCCGAGCTCGGCTTCGTCTTCGGCGCGGAGGGAGTATCGACCTCTTTGAGTCAGGGAGGACCAGAGCAGCGCATCCTCGCCTCGAAGGATCGGGGCTTGCGTCCGTTATTGAGGCAGGTTCAGGGATGGATCAACCGATGGATCATTCATCCCATCGACCCCGAACTAAGCTTCAGGTTCGTCGGGCTCGACGCGAAATCCGCAGACAGTGAGCTCAAGCGACGAGTCGACGAAGTGAGCCATTATCTCACGATCAACGAAGTACGCGCAGATGCAGGGCTTGAGCCTCTGAAGTCAGGTGGCGACATCATCATGAATCAGACGTTCGTGACTGCGCTCATGGGAAGCGATGGCGCAGAGGGCGAAGTCTCTTCGTTTGGAGAACCCGAAGAGAGCATGGAGGATGAGGGCTCAGGGATTGCTGAAGAGAGCATGGAGGATGAGGGCTCAGGGATTGCTGAAGAGAGCATGGAGGATGAGGGCTCAGGGATTGCCGAAGAGAGCATGGAGGATGATGGCTCAGGGATTGCCGAAGAGGAGGAGGACGCTTTAGGAAAGAGTCAAGGACTCGTGAGAGTGAGTGTCGAGATATGAGTTACTCTGAGATCCTTAAAAGCTATCCCGCGAAGTACTCACACATCAACTTTAAGCCACCGAAGGGAGTCAAGGAGGCAGCGCAACGCGGACTTGATCTCCGAGAGGAACATGGGCGCGGAGGAATCGGAACGCAAGAGGCGGGAGAGTTGGGGATTGGTTCGGGGATTCAGCGAGCGAATGACCTCGTGAGCGGGGACCGCATGACCCCGAAATCAGTACGACGTATGAGGGCCTTTTTTAATCGTCATCGGACTTACAAGACTCGCGGCTATCACGACGACAAGACAAGTGCCTCTTATATCTCTTGGCTTCTTTGGGGAGGAGACGCGGGAGACCGATGGGCCGCTAAAGTTGTTGAGCAGATGGAGAGCGCAGACGAGAAGGAGAAGAAGAAATGAAAGTGACGTTAGAAGCGAGCGCGGAGGAACTAGGAAACCTATCCCGCGAAAAGCTGATTGAGCGCATTACGAGGGCACTCCCGCGAGTCGTAGACTCAGCGATAGAGAGCGCGATGAGTAAGGGGAATGAGCGAGCGGATACTCCTGCGGAGCCTCATGAGCGCATCAAGGGGAGTAAGAAGAACCCGAAGGGCTCCGCGCGAAGTGCGTCGAGTGGTGCTTCAATTAAGCTGTCAGACTCGGTCATCGATGCACTTAAAGCAAAGGTTAAAGAGCACAACGAAAACGCGGATAAAGCTTGGCAACGAGTGACACTTGCTCAACTAAAAAGCGTTTGGCGACGCGGGGCGGGCGCGTTCTCTGTGTCTCATCGACCCTCACAAACTCGGTCTTCTTGGTCTTATGCTCGCGTTAATGCGTTCCTGAAGATCGTCATGGGAGCAGGCAACAAAAAGTACACTCAGGACGATGATCTCCTGCACCGAGACCACCCGAGACGCAAGGCAAAAAAGGCGCTAGAGCCTATGAGCAAAGCACGCGGGGGAGAGATCGACCTCGTCGCGGAGCTCGCCTCGCGAATGCGCGACCTCTATGAAGTGCGCCTGAGTGCTCTCGGAGATGATCTTGAGAGGCTGGTGTCCGATGACTCGTGAGGAACTCGCGGCGGAGACTCGGAAACTCGTTGCTTTGCACCATGATGCTTTTCTCGTTGAGCTCTTTGGGGAGGAGGGCTCGGGGCTCGATGAAGAGAGACTCGCAGAACTCCGAGAAGCGGAGCTCGTTGGAGACCCCTTAACATTCGCGGACGTGCCTCCATATGAGTTCATGTTGCTCGCCTCTCATGTGTTCGGAAATAACCCCGATCGCCTCGCAGAACTCAGAGAGCAGGGGATCGAGGAGTTTGAGCCTCTAGTCTCTGTGCAGCTCCGCGACTTGAGAAACACAGAGCGTTCAACGGTCGAGGTTCCAGAGGTCGCGACTCCCTCAGCACCAGAGGAACCAGAGGACGCTCCCCCGCGTTCTCCTCCTCCCGCTCCCGATTGGATGAGCGTGGCTGAGCGGGGAGCATATGAGCGTCTTTCCTCACGGGCGGGTGAGTACATCAGAGGACTAGGAAACGCTTTGAGTGAGGAGCTTGAAAACGTAGCGGCGGAGGGTTGGCAGGGTGAGGAGATCATTGAAGAGGTAAACGCCGAACAACGAGCCGAGATGCTCGCCATACTCCGAGAGGAAGCGGCGAATGAGAGCGCAAGTGGCAGAGATGCGCGTCGGCTTGCGGGGACACTTGCGGATAGATCGAAGTACTACGCGCATAACTGGGAGCGCATCGCTCAAACCGAGTTACAGGGAGCGCACAACGAGGGGCGCGTGATCGCGGCAAGCGAGGCATATGGAGACGAAGCGCAGGTTGCTCGCATCCCCGAGAGCGGCGCGTGTGATCAGTGTCTGCGTCTCTTCACCGAAGACGGGGGGAGACCTCGGGTCTTCGCCGTCGATGAGTTGACTGCTAACGGGGTCAATGTGGGGCGAAGTCGCGCTGATTGGCTCCCCACCGTGTTCCCCATCCATCCAAATTGTCGATGTGATACAATCACAGTTCCCCAGGGTTTCGTTGTGACTGAAGACGGAAGACTGCGACGGCCCGAGACGTTGACAGAGGAGTCATGAAATGAGTTTTAAGTTTGCGAGTTGGGTGCGTGCCCTGATGAAAGGGATGGGGCATCGCTATATCAAACGTATCCCATATATGACTCCCAAGGGGCTACGCTACCGATACATTTATCGAGTGGATCATACGCATCAGGGGAAGCATGCCTTTCACGAAGATCACCTCATTCAAGGAACAAAGTTCGCGTTATCGACTGAAGATGGCGCTGAGTTTCATGGACACATCGAGTCTGTGGACGGCGATAAGGTGAAGTACGTGATTGATGACGGTCCGCAAAAGGGCGAAGTCGTCGAGACTACAAAACAAGAACTCGCGGCGAAACTGAACGAGGTGCATGGAGTGAGTGACAAACTCGCAGATGCACGAGACAAGGCTAGAGAAAACCTAGAACAGGTGAAGCAAAGCGGAGGCTCTGAAAAACAGATCGCTCGCGCACGTCGAAGACTGCTCGCTCTCGGTGGTACTGAGGGCGCAGATACCTCTGTACGCGAGGTGACACAAGGTGAGGAGAACTTTGATACAATATCTGATGAACACAAAGAGTTTATCCAGAACAAGACGCGCGAGTTTTCAAGAGAGCTGATGCATGGGCTCATTTATGAGCAGACGAAGCGTGGGAAGATTAAGACCTTACGCCCCTTTAGAATATCAGGTGGTGCAGAAAACGCTTTGCGAAAAATGGCTCTCTCTGCATTGAGAGGTGAAGACCTTATACATGTGGGCCTTAAGAGAGTCATAATCTCTGACATCGCAAACGAAAATATGATAGGTAGACTCCAAGCGCTTCTATCCGCAGGAGATACCGTTGAAGATAAACAAGACACTCTCTACAAACAAGCACTGATAGAGGTTGCTGATCATATTGATGAAGGTGCGCAAAGACTTGCAGACTATGGAAGTTACACCGAAGGAGAGCACCGCGCTGTAAAACAGAGAACAGCTTATCTAAGAGCGTTGAGCGCTGAGATCGAGAGCGCACAACCAACCACGCCCCGCGAGCAGCTCACCGAGACCGCGCGCGAGGAGACACGGGGCGCGGATGCTCCTGAGATCGCGCAAGAGTCCGAGCCTCAACGTTTTAGTGACATAAATCGAGAGTATCAACGCAGACTCGCAGCCGCACGAGACAAGGCCAGACAAAACTTAGAGCAGGTGAAGCGACGCGGGGGGACTAAAAAGCAGATAGCGCAAGCACGTCGAAAACTGCGTGCTCTCGGTGGAACGGAGACCGTTGACACTCGAGCGCCCGATTCAGAGGATCCCAAACCGACAGCGCAGTCAGCTTCTCCGAGCGGAGTGACTGATTCATCGGGGCAGTTGATGAGTAAGCGCACGCTACAAGAGATCGTCGCGAACATTGTAGAGACTGAATCCAAGACGAAGCGCCTCAATATAGCGGACCTTCATGGGGCCTTGTATCAGCGCGGGGTGTCGATTCGCCCTGGACAGCTGAAGGACTTGTTATCCGCAGCCAGTAGTCGAAACATCATCTCCCTCAAGCCGTGGACCGAGGGACTCGATAAAGTGGAGTATCCTGAATACTTGATCAGTAGGCTTCAGGGGAACATGATGTATCATGTAGAACCTGCCAATGGTCCCAAGCGAGATCTCCCCGATACTCCCGCGACCGTTCAATTGAATGGACGACCTCTCTCTCTCGCAGAAGTATCTCAAGAAGTAGTGCGTAAACTGGGATCCAACGCGACATCGATCAAGGATCTGGAAGCGGGGTTGAGGGAGTCGGGGATGGATATCGAGACGGGGCATCTCCACGATCACTTGAACTTGCTCAATGAGAAGGGAATCGTCGCGTTTGAAGAGGATCGCATGCACACGAGAAATCCCGACGCAACGAGCTCTCTCGTTCGACGAGATGAGCAAGGAATAACTCGCGTATATGATAAAGTGAGACTAGCTCAATAGTGAGCAGTACATTGACAGAGGAGCCATGAAATGAGCTTTAGTTTTGCGAGTTGGGTGCGAGCGCTGATGAAGGGGATGGGGCATCGTTACATCAAACGTATCCCATATATGACTCCCAAGGGGCTACGCTACCGATACATTTATCGAGTGGATCATACGCATCAGGGGAAGCATGCCTTTCACGAAGATCACCTCATTCAAGGAACAAAGTTCGCGTTATCGACTGAAGATGG